AGGAGCTCGGGTTATGACCTCGTTCATCCGTGAGAAAGGGCCGAGGCTCGTCGAGACCGGCTACCCCGTGGTTCCGTTGTCGAAAGGCAAGAAGCATCCGACCACGCCCAACTGGCAGAACTCTCCGCTCACCGCCCAGGCTTGCCGACAGCGGCCGGAGGGTGAGGGCGTCGGCGTGCTGTGTGGGTACGGCGACACTCCGATCTGCGCCATCGACGTTGACTTTCGCGGAACCGACGCGGAGGCGAAGGCGCTTTTTGACGCCCTCTGCAAGGCTTACCCTGCGTGCGCGATGGCCGTTTACCGTGTCGGTCGCGCCCCGAAGTTTGCGCTCCTCTTCAGGGCTGAAGGCCGTTGGCTGAAGCAGACGACGCTTGAGTACGTCAAGAACGGGGACGAGTCCACGAAGTCTCAGTTGGAGGTTCTGGGCAAGGGGCAGCAGATTGTTCTGTATCACACCCATCCGGAAACGGGGCTTCCCTACAGCTATCCGTATGCGCTTCTCTCAGGGGAGCCGACTGACGTCCCCGCGGCCGAGCTCCCCTTGGTGACGTATGAGGGCGTTCAGACGCTCTGCGACACATTCGAAAAGTTCGTTGAGAGCAACGGGTGGGCGTCGGTCAAGGGTAGTGAGCGCACGATTGCCGTCGATGCTGACGAAGCCCTGGCGGAAGAGCTCGTGCCGAAGCGCCCGATCGGGCTCACGATCGACCAAATTCGCAAGCTGATGGCGCCGAGAGTGGAGTCGTGGGGCTCCTACACCCCGTGGTACCAGGACGGCATGCGTATCCACCACGAGACGTCCGGCTCGTCTGAGGGGCTTGCCCTCTGGGATGAGCTTAGTCAGCAGGCCGCCAAGTATGACGGCTTCGAGGAAGTGGAGAAGAAGTGGGCTACGTTCAATAACCGTGGCCTGCGTTCGCTCACGATGTGGCCGATCGCTCGGGAAGCGCGAATGGTCATCGCAAGAGCGGAGGCTTTCACGGAAGACGGGCTTCTGTGCCGTGTGCTTCGCGACTGGGGCGATCACCTCCGCTATGCGCCACAGGCAAAGCGCTGGTACTACTTTGAGCCTGCTACGAGGCAATGGGACCGCCTCGGGCCGGAGGCTTCGATCTGCACAAGGATTCGTGACGAGATCTTCAATTCGCTTTTGACGGAGGAGATCAAGGCAGCGAGGGATGCTGGGGATGAAGCCCGAGAAAAGGCGGCGGCCAAGTTCCAGCTGCGCTGTCTCGACGGCGAGAGCGCAATGCTGGACAAGCTCCTGAAGAACCTGACCCGCACGCGTGAGCTCTATGTTGATGAGAACGACATGGACGCGATGGAGGAGTTCATCGCGGTCGAGAACGGACTCGTGAACCTGAAGACGAGGGATCTGGTGCCGAATGCACCAGATGCCCTGATGGTGAAGTACTGCAATGTGCGGTACGACCCGAGTGCGGACTGCCCCACCTGGCGCAAGTGTGTTTCCACATGGTTCGGAAGCGAAGAAGTGGCGTGGTACATGCAGAAGGTGCTTGGCAAGATGCTGGCAGGCCGACCGGATGAGGAGGCATTTTACCTGCTAATCGGCGACGGAGCCAACGGGAAGTCGAGTTTTCTTGAGACGATCAGCGAGGTGATGGGCGGCTACTCGAAGGCGCTGAGCGATGAGACCGTCATCGGCCGCAAAGGCACGCCGGCAAGTGGGCATCGTGCGGACATTGTGCGTCTGCAGGGTGCCAGGTTCGTGTACTGCTCCGAGACCGGGAGCGGGGAGTCTTTCCGCGCAGCGGACTTGAAGCGTATTTCCGGTGGGGACAAGATCTCCGCACGAGGCGCGTATGCCGCCGAGGTGAAGGAGTTTCCCGCCAGATTCACGCTTTTCATTGCCACCAATTTTGCGCCGAACATGCAGGGAGCGGACAACGCCATGCGCCGCCGCATTCGTCTGATCGACTTCCCGCACGACTTCGAGAACGATCCCAAGTACCGCGCCATGCGCATCAAGGGGCTGTCGCGGGTGCTTAAGGCGGAGCGCTCGGGCATTTTCAATTGGCTTCTAGAGGGACGAGAGGGCGAGCTGAAGGAGGGCCTGGCCGTGCCGAAGTCGGTGCAGGACGCGTCGAACGCCTATGTCGACTCGCACGATCTTGTCACCCAGTGGTTCGATGAGCGGTGCGAGATCGGGCGCCCGGAAAAGGAGAACGATCCGTCGACGAAAGATTTGTTCGAGAGCTATTGCCAATGGCTTGAGAGCATGAACGAGCCGACGTCCGATGCGCGGCCTAGGACGTTGACCGAGCGGCTGAAGAAACTCCTTACCAGGAGGGGTGCGTCGTTTCGATTTCGCAAGAGTCACGGCAAAACCCTGGCAGTTGGCATTCGACTGAAGAGTGCCGTCGACCTAGACCAGCCCGCTCAAGACGACTTCGAAGACATTCCCTAACCAACCGGCCCTCGGCTTCCTTTCCGAAGTCGGGGGTCTTTTTCCATGAGGACAATTTTCTATGAATGAACTGTCAGACGACATTGCCGAAGAGCTGGCGCGAGGGTACGACGATCCGCTGCGCTTCGTGCTGTGGGCCTTCCCATGGGGCGAGTCGCCCGAGCTGTCGATCGTACCGCTTCCCGAGCCTTGGGCTTCGAAGTACCCGGGGAGCAAGTTCGGGCCGGACAAGTGGGCGTGTGAGGTCTTGGACGAGATTGGGCAGCAGGTGCGCGCAAACGGTTTCGACGGGATCCATGCTGTCAAGCCCATCCGCCTTGCGGTTGCGTCAGGGCACGGCATCGGGAAAAGTTTCTTGACGGCCTGCCTCGTGATTTGGATCCTCGCCACTCGTCCGAACTGCAAGGGCGTGGTGACGGCGAATACGGCGTCGCAGTTGAAGACGAAGACCTTCGCGGAGATCTCGAAGTGGTTAAAGCGCTCGATCATCTACGACATGTTCGAGATCAAGGCGGAGTCCATCGAGGCGAAGGAGGCTCCTGAGTCGTGGCGCGTTGACGCGCAGACGTGTAAGGAAGAAAACTCCGAATCGTTTGCAGGCCAGCACGCGGCGTCCTCTACTTCCTTCTACATTTTCGACGAGGCCTCGGCGGTCCCAGACGTGATTTGGGAAGTGGCGGAAGGCGGTCTGACCGACGGTGAGCCGATGATGTTCGTGTTCGGCAATCCGACGCGAAACACGGGGCGTTTCCGCGAATGCTTCGGGAAGCGCAAGAACGTCTGGAGCACTCGTCAGATTGACAGCCGAAGTGTGTTCATCACGAACAAGGAGCAGATGGAGGAGTGGCGCAAGGAGTACGGCGAAGACTCGGACTTCTTCAAGGTGCGTGTGAAGGGCGAGTTCCCGAGCCAGTCCGACAAGCAGTTCATCCCATCTGACCTCGTGCTGGAGGCGGCGAGGCGAGACATGCCGCACAACGGGGCGACGTGCGCGATCATCGGCGTGGACGTGGCGCGCTTCGGTGATGACGACAGCGTGATCTACACGCGCATCGGCAGGGGTTGGCTCCCGATCAAGCGCTTCAAGGGGCTCTCCACAACGCAACTCGTGGCCAAGGTGAAGCAGCACTTCGACGAAGTGAGGACGCTCGGGTTCCCGAGAGACCGCATCTACATCAACGTCGACGAAGGGGGCGTGGGCGGCGGTCCGAAGGACCAGCTTCGCGACGACGGGTACCCCGTGCGCGGCATCCAGTTCGGTGCGGGTGCGGACGATCCGAAGACGTACGCCCGTCTCCGTGAAGAGATGTGGGGGAGGATGAAGCTCTGGCTGATGGACGGCGGGACGATCCCGAACGATCAGGGGCTGATCGACGACTTGACGGCGCCCGAGTACGACATCCTGCCGGGCGGGCAGATCAAGCTCGAGTCGAAGAAGGACATGAAGAAGCGCGGCATGCCGTCTCCAGACAGCGCAGACGCGCTTGCGCTGACCTTCGCGTACAAGATCGAGGAGTACATCCCGCTCGCGGAGCTCGAGTACCGCAACCGCAGATCGGGGAGGCGGGACTACGACCCCTTCGCCTGTCTGAAGTAATGGGTGCATGAGACGAAGCCCGCGTGGTTTGATTGAGACCGACGAATGAAAAGAAAGCCGCAGGTGTTCCAGCACCCGCGGCTTCAGGACTCAACAACTACATGGGGTAGCGATGAGCTATTTCGAGATTACGTTAGGCATTTTAACAGGTATCCGCGTCATGGTTTCAGAAACTCATAGGAAATATCCGCTTCTTTTCGGTGCGGTGTTGACCATCGTATTTCTAATCGCGCAAGCGGTTGTTATCGGCTTTGTAGACGACCCGTTGGCGAACAAGATGCTCGAGTGGCTTTTCTACGTCAGTGCGGCGATGTGCACAGTGAGGCTCATGTGGGCGGCGCTGCGGATAGCGATAGGCCGTTCCGGAGCCGAGGGAAGCGATGGTTGAGTTTTCGGAATTACCCACCTACACGCAGATTTTGCTAGGGCTTATCGACCTTTGGCTTGCTACAGGTGCGCTGAAGCAGGGCATAGAGGTCTACGTCTACGTCAAGTATCGGAAGAGTCTGCAAGCAACATGGGAGGAGAAGGGAAGTGATCGAGTATCAGGAGCTGTCGTTCGGTGAACTTTACGATCTGGACGGTTGGACGGACTGGGTGACGGAGTACATCAACGAGACGGCCAATCCTGCCATTGGTGCGGCCGAGGCGCAGGTGTCCCGCTATGCCGCGCTCGACAGGGACGGTCAGCTTCGCTGTGTGGCCGTGCTTGACGACGGGCGCCTTGTTGGCGCGGCCGCGCTTCTCGTCACGCAGTCCCAGCACTACCCGTTTCCTCTCGTCGGCGTCGACGCCTTCTACCTCCGCAAGGCATGGCGCCGTGGGCGTACGGGGCTTGATCTTCTCGGGTGCGCTAAGGCCGTTGCGGCCAAGGAAGGCGCTCCAGGCTTCACCTTCATGGCGCCGCCGGGGTCGGCGTTCGACAAGCTGTGCGATCGTCTCGGCATGACGCACACGCACAACTGCTACTGGTGCAAGTGCGATGAATGATCTTGAGACCCGAGCCGTGGCTGTGGAAGCCCTCGGGCAGGCGCTTGAGGCGGAGTTCCCGCCGATCCACATCGAGACGGAGCACCACCTTCATGCGGGCATGTACTCCCGCACGGTATACGTCCCGAAAGGCGCGGCGGTCGTGGGGCTCACAGTCAAGGTACCGACGCAGTTGATCTGCTGCGGGCACTTCAGAATCACGGATGGGGGCGTCACGAAGGAGCTTCGCGGCGTCCATATCCTCGACGGCATGGCGGGGCGAAGAGCCGCTGTCTATGCCCTCGAAAACTCGTCCTTCACCATGTGCTTCGCGACGGATGCGAAGACTGTGGAGGAGGCAGAAAACGAATTTACTGATGAGCCCGATCGGCTCTTAACTCGAAAGGAGAATCTCTTATGTCAGGAGTAGCAGTTGCCGTTGGCGTAACCGCGGCGTCCATCGGCGCCTCCATGTACAGCGCCAACAAGCAGGACAAGGCGCAGCGCCGCGCCGCGGATCAGCAGGCCAAGGCGGCCGCCGAGGCGAAGAAGCAGCAGGAGATGGAGTTCAACAAGGCCAACCAGAACGAGGTCGACATTAGCGGCATCATGGGCCAGAATCAAGGCGGCGGAAGCGCCACGATGATTACGGGTCCGGGCGGCGTCGGCAAGAACGATCTTTTGCTTGGCGGCGGCTCCTCTCTTCTGGGAGGCTAATCATGGCGGACAGTCTTCGCAAACAGTGCGGCAAGCGCTGGGAGGCGCTGAAGTCTGAGCGCTCCTCTTGGATGCCGCACTGGCAGGAAATCTCGGAAGTGCTTCTGCCTCGCGCGGGGCGCTTCCTCGTCTCCGACAACAACAAGGGGGACAAGCGCCACCGCGCCATCCTGGACAACTCAGGCACGCGAGCGCTTCGCACCTTGTCGGGCGGCATGATGGCGGGCATGACGAGCCCGGCTCGCCCGTGGTTCCGTCTCACGACGAAGAACCCGCAGTTGGACGAGAACTACGAAGTCAAGAAGTGGATGACGCAGGTGACGACCCTCATGCAGATGGTCTTCAACCAGTCGAATGTCTACCGCGCCTTGCAGATGGCGTACGAGGAGCTCGGAGCTTTCGGCACGACGTCTGTGATCGTACTCGACGACTACGACTCCATCATCCATTGCATGCCGCTCACCATCGGCGAGTTCGCTCTGGCGACCGATGCTCGAGGCGACGTGAACACGTGCTATCGAGAATTTCGCATGACGGTCTCCGCGCTCGTCGGGGAGTTCGGCTACGACAAGGTGTCGCCGAACGTGCGTAGGCTCTACGATCGCGGGAACTATGACGAGTGGATCGAGGTCGTCAACGCCATTGAGCCGCGAAGCTTTCGAGATCCTCAGAAGCGAGACGCGAAGAACATGCCGTTCCGGTCGGTCTATTTCGAGAAGAACGGCAAGGGCGACTCGATCCTTCGCGAGTCGGGCTTCCGACAATTCCCTGTTCTCGCGGCCCGTTGGAATGTGACGGGCGGCGACATCTACGGGACGGGGCCGGGCATGGAAGCGCTCGGCGACCTTCGCCAGCTTCAACAGCAGCAGCTTCACAAGTCAAAGGCCATTGCTCAGCAGGCCGATCCCGCGGTCATTATGTCGGCCGACATGCGCAATCAGGAAGCGAACCTGGTTCCGGGCGGGATCGTTTGGGCGGACAACGTAGCGCAGGTGCAGGGGGTGCGGTCTGCCTACGAAGTCAACCTGCGTCTCGACGCGCTTCTGATGGACATTCAGGACGTGCGACGGCGCATTGATGAAGCGTTCTACAAGGACATCTTCCTGATGATCACGGGCATGCCCACGACCGCCCGCGCGACGGCGACTGAGATTGCCGAGCGCCACGAAGAGAAGATGTTGATGCTCGGCCCTGTCCTCGAGCGCCTCAACGCGGAGATGAACGACCGATTGATCGCCATGACGTTCGACCGCATGGTGCAGGTCGGCATGCTCCCGCCTGTGCCGCAGGAGCTTCAAGGCATCGACTTGAACGTCGAGTTTGTCTCGATCCTTGCGCAGGCCCAGAGGGCCGTGGCAACCAACGCGGTTGACCGCTTCACGCAGAACCTCGGCATGCTCGTGGCAATCAAGCCTGACCTTGCCGACAAGTTCGATGCGGACTACTGGGCGGATTACTACTCCGACGTGCTGGGGCTTGATCCCCAGTTGATCGTGCCTGGCAAGCAGGTGGCGCTCATCCGCCAACAGAGAGCCGAGCAGCAGGCGAAGATGATGCAGATGGAGCAGGCCAAGGAGATGGCCTCTGTCGCGAAGGATCTTGGAGCGGCTCAAGCCGCGGTCCCCGCGTCACCGATGTCCCCGCTTCAGGGAGACCTTCAGTCGGCGAGTCCTGAGCAGATCATGGGGCAGTTCGCGGGCTATTGATCCAATGGGTGCATGAGAGCAAAACAGCGTGTCAAAGTAGCTTCAACACATAAAGCGAAAGCCGCTCAGGGTGGAATCTGAACGGCTTTCTAAGACTCTCAACGTCTAGCGATGAGGACCTATGAAGATCTATGGACAAGTATACCTCGTTTGAGAAGCGGTTAGAAGAGATAAGAACAATGGTTGAAGAACACGACAGGCAGATGATTCGGGAAGACGAACGTCGCCGAATAGAGAAGGAACGCAAAACTTGGTGGTGGGACGCCTTCAAGAGCGTTGCGGTTCCGATTCTTGTCGGCGTTATCTCTTCACTGGTTTCGCTGAAAGTGGCGGGCGTTTTATGACTGAACAGAAACTGCCCTACGAATCCTCGGACGATTTTGAGTCCGACTTCAAGTGGCTCATGCGGGATGTGCGGGGCCGCAGGCTGATGCACTGGCTTCTCACGAAGTCGGGCGTCTTCCGAACGACTTTCGAGGAGGCGCCAATGCGGGCGTCCTACATGCCGATCGCGATGGCGCATGCCGAAGGCCGAAAGGACATCGGCTACCGCCTGATGGCGCAGATTGATCGGGTTTGCCCCGACCAGTATTCCAAGATGATGAAGGAGAACAAGAATGGCTGAAGACGGAACTCCCGTTGATCCTGTCGAACCTACGGCGCCTGCAAATCCGACAGCGCCCGAAGGCGGCGAGGGAAACCCTACCGAACCGGCGCAGGAGTCTACCGCTCAGGCGACGGACGCTACCGAACCGACGGCGGACATGCCGTCTCTGCTGGGCGAAGCGGATCAGAACGACGGCGATCAGGAGCCCGCGCAGGCAGCGCCCGAGGCGTATGAACCGTTCGACGTCGAGGGGCAGCAGTTCACCGAAGCTCAGCTCGAAGGCTTTGCCGCTACGGCGAAGGAGCTCGGGCTCTCGCAGGAGAATGCCCAGAAGATGCTTGCCGCCATGGTCCCCACGGCGCGTCAGTATCTGGTGGACGACTTGAAGGCGAAGTCGCAAGAGTGGGCTTCGCTTTCTGAGAAGGACCCTGAAATCGGCGGCGCCAATTTCAAGGCTAATGTCGGTGTCGCGAACCAAGCCCTCAAGCAGTTTGCGACTCCCGAATTTACGGCGCTTTTGAGAGGATCCGGCCTTGGGGCGCACCCCGAGGTGGTCCGTGTGTTTTATCGCATCGGCAAGGCCATGCAGCAGGATCACGGTGTGACGGGAAGCGCTTCCGCTCCGGCGGGCGCTCGACGCCGCTACCCGAAGTCCAACATGGTGGTTGATGTCTAAGGAGATAAGGAATGGCTACGACTACTAAGCCGAATCGCAATCCGACGCTCGCCGACATGATGGATCGTCTGGATCCGAATGGCGAGCTCGCTGACATCGTTGAAGTACTCAACGAAACCAATGAAATGATGGACGACATCACGTGGGTGGAGGCGAACAACAAGTTCTCTCACCGCACGACTGTCCGTACGGGTCTTCCGACCGTCACGTGGCGCAAGCTCAACTACGGTGTGAAGCAGTCCAAGTCCACGGTCGCCCAGATCACGGACACCTGCGGCATGCTTGAAGCCTTTGCCACGGTTGATAAGAAGCTCGCCGAAATCAACGGCATGAAGGAATCTTGGCGCGCTTCCGAAGAACGTCCGTTCATCGAAGCCATGTCCCAGACGCTTCAACGTGCTCTGATCTACGGCGACTCCTCCAAGGATCCCGAGCAGATCATGGGCCTGGCCCCGCGCTTCAACACGAAGGATCCGAAGAAGGCTCCTTGCGCCGTCAACGTCATCGACGCCGGCGGCACGGGCACTGACCTGACCTCCATCTGGCTCGTCGGTTGGGGCCCGAACACTGTCCACGGCCTTTACCCCGAAAACTCCAAGGCAGGTCTCTCCAAGGAAGACATCGGTGAAGAAGCCGCGCTCGATCCGGATGGCGGCGAGTACCGCGTCCTCAAGACGCACTTCGGTTGGGACGTGGGTCTCTCCGTCCGCGACTGGCGCTATGTCGTACGTATTGCGAACATCAAGGAAAACCTTCTCAAGTCCGTTCCGCCGGATGAGAACAGCGCCACCGGCCACAACCTCTACGAGCTCCTCGTCAAGGCGGTCGCCAAGGTTCCGAGCCTCTCGGGCGCCCGCTTTGCCTTCTATACGAACCGTACGATCGAAACGTATCTGCGCCTGCAGCAGGCCAATTCCCGCAACGTCCAACTCAACCTCTCTGAAGTTGGCGGCCGCCGCGTGCTGAGCTTCGACGGCATCCCGTTCCGTCGCGTCGACGTGCTTGAGTTCAAGGAAGCTCAGGTCAAGTAAGGAGAAGACAATGATTGTTGACTATCTGATGATGTTCACGAAGGACGAGGGCCAGAAGCTCTCGGCCGCGGCCGAGTCCGACTTCCGACTTGACTTCGGGCAGCCCAAGCCCACCACGGGTTACGCCTACGGCGACCTCGTGGCGGTCTTCACGGTGAAGGCCGACGTGACGGGCAACCTCACGATCTCGCTGCAGGACTCCGACACGGAGACGAGCGGCTTTGCCGATGTCGCCACGGCTGTAGCGCTTACCGCTCCGAAGGCGGGTACGCAGGTCGTAATTCCGATTCCGTACCATCACAAGCGCTACATGGTCGCCAAGTTCTCGGGTACGGTTTCCGGCGGCACCGTTCACGGCTTCATCACGTCCGGCTTCCAGGACAACGTGGGCTTTGAACAGGCTCCGTCCATCAAGACGGCTTGATCCTCTCGATTGAGGTGATGACAAAGGGGCGCTTCGGCGCCTCTTTTTGTAGGAGGTTCTCATGGCAAGTGCTGTAGAGATTTGTAATTTGGCGTTGTCTTTCCTCGGCGACTCGGGGGGTGTTGCGACGATCAACCCGCCCGACGGCACGACGGTGTCCAAGATGTGCGCGATCTACTATCCGATCGCGAAGTCGGCCATGCTGGAGATGCACGACTGGTCTTTCGCCACGAAGCGTCAGCTTCTCGCCAAGCTGAGCACGAACGAGACGGCCGGATGGCGTGGTGTTTACGAGGTCCCGTCCGACTGCATGCGTGTCATCCGTGTTCGACCGCATGCGCGGCAGGAGATGCCGAGTTGGTGGACGGACAACCCGATGTGGTTCGTGGAGCCCAACGACGCGAACTTTGAAGTGATGGGCGGCAAGCTCTACACGAACGCGGAGAACCCTGTGGCGACATACCTCACGTCGGAAGTGTCGGAAGGCTACTTCTCCCCGACGTTCGCAACCGCATTCGCGTACTACCTCGCGATGGAGATCGCGGGCTCTCGTGTCAAGGGCGAGGAGGGGCAGAAACTTGCGAGCCTGCTCTCGAAGCAGTTCCAAGTGGCCCTCTCCACGGCGAAGACTCGCGACGCGAACCAGCAGCGCAAGCAGGTCTGCTTCACGCCCTCGTGGATCGTAAGGAGGTAGGCATGGGTATTCGTAAAGTACAAATGTCTTTCGCGGCGGGGGAGCTGTCGCCCTCGATGTACGGGCGATTCGATGATCAGAAGTACCAGCAGGGCCTGGCAAAGTGTCGCAACTTCATCGTGCTCCCACAGGGCCCGGCGACGGTTCGCCCGGGTACGGCGTATGTGAATGCAACGAAGTTTCCGACGAAGAAGTGCCGACTGATTCCGTTCACTTTCTCGTCGGATCAGACGCTCGCGATCGAGCTGGGCGACAAGTACGCGCGCTTTCACACGTCGGGCAAAACCCTCCTGGGCGAAGACGGGCAGCCCTATGAGATCGAGACGCCGTACAGCTCGGACGACGTGTTTGACATCCACTATGTCCAGTCGATGGACATCATGACGCTCGTGCATCCGAACTACCCGCCGAAGGAATTGCGCCGCTACGGCGCGACCGACTGGCGTCTTGTCGACGTTCAGTTCGGCGCACCGCTCCCCGCTCCGTCGGCGCCAACGGTTGAGTACAAAGTGGTGGCCGGAAACGGGCAGACGCTTACTGACGCGGAGAAGACGCGCTACACCCTGAAGTACAAGGTGACGGCAGTAAAGGAGACTGAGACGGGAAGCGAGCAGGAGAGCCCTGCAAGTCCCGTTGGTGAGACGAAGGGAAACCTGTACCTCAACAACGCCACCTGTACGATCACGTGGGGCTCTGTGGCAGACGCGGAGCGATACCGCGTCTATAAGAATTTCAAGGGCTTGTACTGCTTTATCGGCGAGACGACCGAAACGTCATTCATCGACGACAACTACTCGCCTGATGAGGGCATCACGCCGCCTATCTACGACGACCCTTTCTTTATGAGCAAGGGCATTACGTCTGTCACGGTCAACAACGGCGGGAGCGGGTACGTCTACGACCGCAGAGGCATCACTGCGGACAATTGGCGCATTCTCTCATCGCCGAGCAAAGGGGAGATCGCCGGCACCCGCCGTGTGGCGGACTCCGGTAGCGAAAAGAGTCCTTTTTCCGTACGAGTATACGACGAGAACGGCGAGGGCACTGGGGCAACTGTGGAGCTGGTCACCTCTCGCCGTGTTTGGCGAGAGGAAATTGCAGGCAACAGTGACGCCGGCCCTTCCTACGACGACATGGTCACGACCACCGTCACCGGCATCAAGGTCACAAACGTAGGTCAAGGTTACTCTCTCCCGCGTGTTGAAATTACGTGGACGGACCATACATGGGTTGGCTCGTGGACTGACTATTTCGGCCGACGTGCTACGGTTGCTCTCGATGTTGAGCAGTCGTCCCTTCGTATCGACGTCAAGGACTCGACAGGTTGGGGCGCGGAGCTTGTGCCAGTTGTGAAGGACGGGCGCATCGAGAAGGTAGCCGTGCGGTCCGGCGGGCAAAGCTACACGTCTCCGAAGTTGACGGTTGTTTCTACGGTGGGGAGCGGCGCTTCGCTCACCGCCAACGTAGGTAAGGCGGGCGACTACCCCGGCGCGGTCTGCTACTACGAACAGCGCCGATGCTTCGCGGGAACGCCGACGCGACCTCAGATGGTGTGGATGACGCGCTCCGGCACCGAGTCAGACATGAGTCACACGCTCCCCTCGCAGGACGACAACCGTCTGCGTTTCGCCATCGCGGCGCAGGAGGCGTCGCGCATCCTGCATCTGACGCCGCTCCAGCAGATGCTTGCGATGACGAATACGACGGAGTATCGAGTCTACTCGGGCGGCTCCGCCCCGATGGCGCCTGATGCGATTCGATCGGAAGTACAGGCGCAGATAGGCGCTTCGAACGTCATGCCGGTGGTGGTCAACTCCACGGTCGTTTACGCTGCCGCCCGTGGCGGGCACGTGCGCGAGCTCGGGTACAACTGGCAGTCGTCTGGTTTCACTACAGGCGATTTGTCGATCCGATCCGCGCACTTCTTCGAAGACTCGCAGATCGTCGACATGGCGCTGGCGAAGTCGCCGGATCCGATCGTGTGGGCGGCGATGGCTGACGGCAGTCTTCTGGGGTTTACCTACTTGCCTGAGCAGGCGATTGGCGGCTGGCACAAGCACACGACGGTGAACGGCGCGGTCGAGTCTGTGACGGTCGTGCCTGAGGGGGATGAGGACATCGTTTATCTCATCATCCGTCGAACAGTCAAGGGAGAGGTTGTCCGCTACGTCGAGCGCATGCACGAGCGTAAGTTCTCGGCGTTGGAAGACGCATGGTGCGTGGACTGCGGCGGGGAGTACATCGGAGACCGGACGACTGAGGTGAAGGGGCTCACCTGGCTCGAAGGCGAGACGGTCAACATCCTTGCCGACGGTTGTGTGCTCCCTCAGCGCGTAGTGGAGGACGGGAAAGTCACGCTCACCCAATCGGCGCGTCACGTCATCGTGGGCCTGCCGATCACGGCCGACCTGCAGACGCTCCCGGTGGCGGTACAGCTGGCGGACGGCTCGGTCGGTATGGGGCACATGAAGAACGTGAACGATGTGTTCATGCGTGTGCACAAGTCTTCCGGTGTCTTTGTTGGCCCTGACTTTGACAATCTTGTCGAGTACAAGCAGAGAACCGACGAGCCGTACGGGTCCCCGCCTGCATTGATGGACAAGGAGATCTCCGTCGCCACAATCTCGCAGTGGAACGACTCAGGGCAGATCTGCGTTCGTCAGAAAGATCCTCTGCCGCTCACGATCGTTAGTCTCTGTTGGGATCTCGCGAAGTAATGGGTGCATGAGGTCCCTTCAACCCGATAACCTAGCCCTCAACTATGAGGGCTTTTTTCTTATGGCGCTTACACTTCAAGGGGTCACATATGACCTCGACAACCTTTTGGGCGGCGTGAACTACGGCACGGATCCACTCACGATCCAAGGGCCCGCTGGCACGCAGAACGTATTGACCGCTCCGGATACAGCTTCGTCGGCGGGCTCGGGTAATCCGGCGCTCGGCGGTGCGTCGATCGGGCTTGCCATCGGGCAGGCGATCGGGGGCATGTACTCCGCGTGGAAGGGCGGCAAGACGCTCGACTACGTGATGAACAAGCAGGCCGAGATCTCCGAGCAGAACCGTCAGATGGCGCAGCTCTCCGCCGAGTCTGCGATGCGTCAAGGCGAAGCCGCCGTCGCACAGCTTACCTACCGCGCGGGCCAGATCAAAGCCAAACAGCGCACGGCGTTCGCATCGAGCGGCGTGGTGTTGGGCGAAGGCTCGACTGCAGAGGTCACTGCGACCACCGACATCATGAAGGAGATGGACAAGAAGACCGCCGAGATGAACGCGCTCTCCGCCGCCTGGGGCTTCAAACAGCAGGCCCTTCAGGCGAGCGCGCAGGGCGGCATCTACTCTGGCATGGCCGGCTACGCCAAGGCGGCAAAGCAGTCCGAGGGTTTTTCCAGCGTCATTGACGGAGGCTTTACGGCGGCCGACCGTTGGTATCGATACTTTGGAGCATCCTAATGGCACAAGTTCCCAACTACGGCGGGCCACAGGTCATGCCGAGCATCCTCGGCTATCGACCGATGTCAACCGAGATTCCGAAAGTTCCCGAGATGGACGTGCAGAAGCCGTTGGCGAAAGCGTCCGCCAAGCTCGACGACTGGTACTCGAAGTTTCTTGCGGAGCAGGACGACGCCCGTGTGACGGAAGCGCTCACAGAACTTCGTCGCAAAGCGATCGACATGGAGTCGGGCGAAGGCGGCTGGGCGAGCCAACTGGGCGCCAACGCGCTTGAGCCGGACCTCGACGGAAAAGGCCTTGTCGAGCGAATGGACTCGGGGCTTCAGGACTACGGCCAAGAGCTCGCCTCCGGACTCACCGCGCGTCAGCAGAAGATGTTCGGCGAGAAGGCACAGGCGATCTACACCGCGTCCTACTCCGGCGTCTCTCAGCACGTCTATCAGCAGGCGATTGCTCAGAAGAAGGCGGCGCACGAAGGCGCGATTGCGCAGGCCGTGGAGTCGGGCGCAGCGTATGCCGGCAAGCCTGACATGCTTGCGCAGAGCGCTCATGCGATCCATGAGTCCGCGGATAAGCTCGCCGAGTTCATGGGTTGGACGGACGAGAACAAGGCGCTCTACATCAAGAAGAACATGTCGTCCATGTACATGAACGGCATTGACTCGCTCCTGGCAGGCTCCGATCGAAACCCTGCCGTGGCATATCAGGCGCTCGGGCTTCTTCGTGCGCACTCGAAGGAGATGCTCGGCTCCGACGTTGCGCGCGCTCGTCAGCGCATCAACCCGATCGTGCAGGCGCACGAGGATCGCTTGAAGATCGAGCGATATGCCGCGGGCTTGGGTGGCGCTGGAGAAGTACTCCGTGGGGGGCTCAGCGAAGCCGTCAAGAGAGGCGTCGTGACGCAGGATTTTGTGAAGACCGCCCGAGGCTACGAGGCGCTTATTTCCACTATGCCCGGCAAAGGCAGCCAGTCTTTCACCACGAAGGAAGGCGCTCCTGCCGAGTGGAAGCACGGTGCGTCTCAGCTCACCGTTGAGCAGGGCATGGAGGCGGCCAAGGCGGCCAATCAGCCCTGGGATCCTGAAGCGTTCAAGACCGATCGCAACTACAACGACATGCTAGGTGTAGCCCGCTACAACGATATGCTCACCGAGTTCGCCGACGAGCACATGGCGATGGCGGGGTACATCACCTCCAAGGAGACCGTGCGCGAGGCTGAGAAGCAGGCGCAGGAGAAGGGCGGCGTGTGGACGGACTATCTGCCCGAGAAGGCGCAGTCGACGCTCAAGAGCGCTGTGGCGAACATGCGACGTGAGAAGGAGATTATCGACAAGGCGACGGGCTCCCGCGTCTCCGCGTTCTCTCCGCAGTATGCGGCCGCCGCGAAGACATGGCCAACGGCTGATCAGATCCGAGAAGACCTTCGTCGGACGGATCCGCGCGCCGCCGCCGACCCGCTTTACTGCGACGAGCTCGTCACGAAGGCGGCTGTATTGGTCAACCAGAAGAAGCAGTCCTACGTGCAGGACCAGAACAACATCAAGGCGCAGATCTCGAACATCCTCTTCCAGACGAACGGCGACCTTTCCAAGGTGCCGCAGGATCTACTGGCGCGGCTTGACGTGAACGAGGCCGCCGAGGTGCAGAAGCTGGCTGCGCATTACCAGAGCGATACGTTCGCTTCTGATCCGCGCGCGCTTGGCAAGCTGAGCGATGACCGTTTCCTCGTGTCCATGTCTGAGGACGAGCTGACGCTCTACCTGAACCAGCTCAACGGAAAGGATCGTCAGCGCATCCTGACGAGGTATTTCAGCCTCAAGCAGGGCTCGACTTACGCGGCCGACGATGAGGCGGCACGCAAGCGCCTTGCCGCGATGGGCGTGGTACAGGACCCGTTCGTCATTAGCAGTGAGACGATTGAACGTGCGCTTAAGCGAAACCCCGAGTACGTGAAGCTGAGGGAAGAGTCGCCGGACGTTGCCAATGCCTACTTGGCGCAGATGCAGGAAGTCATGAGCCTGCAAGGGCAAGAGATGGGCAAGAAGCTCAACGAGATCGAAGTGGGGCAGCGGATCAATCTCGCAATGCGCGAGATCACGCCCGTCTCCGAACTGCTCGGCTCGACGAACAAGGTGGCGAGCATGCTCACAATGGACGATTTGCCGAACCACGGCATGACGGATGCCTACAAGGTCGTCGAGCAGACGGCTGAGCATTGGCTCAAACAGATCGGCCAGGAGCGCAAGCCGACGAAGCAGGAGATGCAGTATGTCCTCACCAAGATCATGCTCGGGGATCAGCGGCTCCGCGTGATGATCCCGCCGAGTGTGAGTTTCGACGAGCCTTTGATGAAGAAGATCGACACTGCATGGAAGGCGAAGCACGGCAACAGCCCGATGCCGCAGGTCGCCCGTCTGCGCTACTACCTCATGGCGCGCGCCGGCGGTCAGGTCGGTGAAGGCAGTACGGGCCCATCTTGGCTCGGGCACCAGACGACATATATGTACGGTTTTGACGACGGAGATAACTGATGGATTTCATTGAGCGCATGATTGCGCAGGATGGCGCGGCGCAGGCTCAGACCGACTACGAGCAGGCGCTCATGGACCCTGAGACGCCTGAGCAGGCGGCTGTGCGGCTTCGCAAGGCGCGTGTCTTCGACATGACACCTGAAGAGACGCCGACGCTTACGCCGGCAGAAGAGGCGGCCGAGAAGGCGCGGGCGGTCAATTGGGCGACGATGTACACCGAAGCCCCGACCCTCATGGAGAAGCTCTCCGAACCCGCCTTTGCCAATCTCGTCAAGAACGATCTCTCCTCCATGGGCGTTCGTGAGAAGCTGATCTGGGCAATGGCGCCCGATGCGGGCGAGAAGGATTCGATCTGGGGGACGGTTCGCAACGCCTTCACCCGCAACAGCTTCTCTGGCGATGCAACCTCGTTCTTCGGTTCGGCTTCCGATGCGGAGGCGTACTCCAAGGAGCTCCGCCGCATCCAAGAGATCGAAGACGAGATCGCGCAGGGCAAGGACGTGGCGTACCGTTTTGCCACTGCAGAAGACGAGACGGGTCAAGTGGGGCTCGCCGCTTTCATGGCGGGGAAAGAGGGCATGAAGGCCCGCATCGCGGAGCAGATCGAGAAGGCGTCCGAGCGCACGGCGCGTCTCACACGCTACGCTTCTTTCTTCCCCAGCGCCCAGGCGACGCAGGAGATGATGGCGCAGGACTCCTTCTCGGGGGTGATGAGCGCGCTGGCGAAAGATCCGCTTACGATCCTTGCCGACTTGGGCGTGGGTTCGCTGACCCAGAACGCGCCCTCGCTACTAGCGTTGCCGATCCTCGGGGCGGGTGGCATTCCCGCGCAGATGGCGGGCACGTTCGGACTCTCCTACTCCATGGACAAAAACGCGAGCGTACTCGAGAACTTGGCGGATGCAGGCATCGACCTCACCGATCCGAAGTCGATTGCCTCGGCCTATCTTGATCCCGCGAAGCGAGACATGCTGACGGATGCCGTCAAGCGCGCAGAGAAGCACGCTGCGGCGACGGCGCTCTTCGACGCGGCGTCGATCGGATTGGCAGGCGTCTCCATGGTGCCGAAGTCTGCCACGCGTCAGATGCTCGACTCGGCGTACAAGCGCGAGTTCGCCAACATGGCCCTGCAGATGCCCGTGCAGGGCGCGATGGGCGGCATGGGCGAAGCCGCGGGCCAGCTCCTTTCCGACGGCGAGATCTCGTCGTGGGCGGATGTCGTGGCGGAAGTGGTGGGCGAACAGTTCACCGCGCCGGTCGAAGTCTTCACCACGGGTATGAAGGCGCGCGCCGCGATTGCCCGCGAGGAAGAGCGTGCTCGCCGAAACGCCGAGGCCATGAAGGAGCTGAGCGAAACGCAGTCGGCTGTCGACGAGCTCGATCCCGAGACTGCCGCCGCTTACGAGCAGGAAGTGGCGCGACGAGCGGGCGTTGAGGCGATCGAGTTCGATGCGAACTCCTTCCACCAGCGGGGGCTCGACAAGAAGTTCTCCAGTGTTCCTGAGGTGGCGCAGCAGATGCCGGAGGCGCTCGCCACGGGCGGGACGATCAAGGTGCCGATCGGCAAGGTGAAGGCGATGGTGCAGGAGGACGAGTCCGTCCTCGAGCTCATGTCGGTCGGCGGCTCCCTCTCCATGGAGGAGGTGAAGGACGTTAAGGGCGCCGTCGAGCTGCAGGCGACGCAGGCGGTGGGCAAAGCGTTCCGAGACGAGCTCTCCGAGGTGGGGCGTATCGTCGGAAACGGCATCCGTGCGCTCAAGGTGCCGAAGGAGGAGGCGCGCAACCTGCAGGCGCTCATCCAGACGCAGGTGGCGAACATCGCACGTCAGGTGAATATGTCTCCTAAGGCGCTGTGGGAAAAGTACGGCGGCAAGTTCGTCATGGGCAACGGAGAGAACGGTGTCAACGGCGAATACTTTCCGTCGCTTCGCACCGTCGCCCGTTGGAATGGCGCCGATCGCTCCACGCTTCTCCACGAGACGGGGCATCTTTTCCTCGACATGCGCACGCAGATCGCGGCGGACGTCATGCAGAACAAGGACATGCCCGACGACATGAAGGCGTATGTGCAGTCCGTGAACGACACCCTCGCCTGGCTTGGCGTCAAGGACGTGCAGACGTGGGCGGCCATGAAGCCTGAGGATCAGCGCGCGGCGCATGAGAAGTTCGCCCGCACGTTCGAGGCGTACATGCTCGAAGGTGAAGCGCCGTCCCAGAAGCTCACGCTCGCCTTCCGCGAGTATGGCCGTTGGTTGCAGGACATCTACACCGTGGCGGAGAACGTCCCCGGGTCCGCGCTCAATGACGACGTGAAGGCGATGTTCGACGCCATGTTCGTCGCCAAGGAGGACGTGATGGAGTCGATGGCGCGACAGGCGGCGCAGCCCCTCTTTACGGCGCAGGACGAGTCCGGTCTTTCGACGGAGGAGTGGATCGCCTATCAGGAGGCGCAGCAGGCAGTCGGCGCGCAGGCCGAGGCCGAGCTCACCGCGCGCAACATCCGCCTGCAGAAGGTTGTCAAGAACATGCGCAACAAGCTCGTGCGCGAACTGAAGAAGGAGCGCAAGGGGCGCATCGCAGAGATTCGTGCGCAGGTCTCGGAGGAGTTCAAGAAGACGCGCGTCTACCACGCGTGGAACTCTCTGGTGAACGGCAACGAGAAAGACGGGGAGAAGATCCGATGGAAGCTCGCCTTCGAAGACCTGAGACAGGTCGGCTATACGCCGCGTCAGATCAAGAAGCTCCATGAAGCCCGCATCGCTTCTCCCCAGTCTTTCCGTCAGCCCGAGAAACTCGAGGACATCGCGCAGGCGTTCGGTTACCCCAACTCGAACGAAATGGTAGATGACCTTCTTGCCCATCTCGACCCTGAAGCGGCCATCGACGCCTTGACGGTCGAGCGCCTGGTGGAGGAATCCCCTGAGCTCGCCGACGAGTCGACCATGCGTGACATGGCCGACGCCGCGACGTTCAACGATGCGAAGATCAAGGTGGTTTCCACGGAGCTCGCCGCGATGGAGAAAGCGCTCAACGGGCAGGCGCGTACCGAAAGCAAGGCCATCGATGCGTTCGCCTATTCGGTTGTGCAGGATATGAAGATCGCCGGCCTCAAGCCCGCTTCGTTCGCCCGTGCGGCCAACCGTGCCGCCCGAAACGCGCGCAAGGCGTGGGCGAAGGGCGCCGTGGCGGAGGCCATCCAGTTCAAGCGTCAGGAGCTCTACCAGGCGGCGCTGGCCAAGCACGCACGGCAGTCTCTCATGCGCATCGCGAAGTCGGTTCGCGGCTTCAAGAAGTTCAAGGTTGCGACGCATCGCGCCATGGATACGCGCGTTCTCGAAGTGCTCCAGCGCGCGCTCGTGAACATGGGATTCGTGGACGCGAAGGATGTGCACGTCAACGATCCGGACGCCTCCTTCTATGACAAGGTGAAGGAGCTCGAGAACGAGCTTGAACATGGGCTCGAAATCACGAGCAACATGACGCGGGCTATCGCGGACCGCGACACCTCTGCGCTTGAGACTGTTGGTGGCATGAACAGCTTCATCGATGCGATCCAGTTGCTGGAGGCTCAAGCTCGTCGAGAGAAGCATATCTCCACCGTCATGGGCAACGAGCTTCTCGAGGACACGCTAGAGCGCGCTGCCAAGGTGGTGCAGGAGACCGCTGTCGCGCACGGCCGCGACGCGAAGAAGTGGCACGAACAGCTCGGCATGTCGAAGCGCTTCGCAGAGATGGTAGAACGCTTCGGCCTCGTGCATGCAAGAGCGGCCAGGCTTGTGGCGACGCTCGAAGGCGGATGGGAAGGACTCCTCGCCAAGCTCTTCATCTATCCCGCCGACAAGTGCGTTACGAAGGAGGAAGAGCTCAAGGCCAAGTACGCCATGAAGCTCGACAAGATCCTCAGGCCTTTGAAGGAGTCTCTGACCGACCTGAAGGCCAAGACGAGCAAAACCTTCAACCACGCGTTCACCACGCAGGAGGTGTTCGTTCTTCTCCTCAACTACGGCAATGAAGGCAATCGTCAGCGAGCGCTTTCCACGATGACGTACCACACCGACTACAAGTTCTTTGAGGGCTTGGACAAGAGTGATCCGTCCTACGAAGCGAAGCTCGCCGAAGCACAGGCAAGAGCCGATCAGCTCATGGCGGCGTTCTTCGCGGAGTACCTGACGGAAGAGCACTACAAGGCGGCGGAGGCCGTCTGGGCGCTTTTCGACGACATCAAGGAGTCGTCCGGCAAGACGTACAGGCGCATCGTCGGACGCGAGCCCGATTGGGTCGAGGCGTCGGCGGTACGAGTGCTCACGCCTGACGGGCCCCGAGTTCTGACGGGCGGCTACTATCCGATCTCGTATGACCGTGAGGCCAGCCTCCATGGGAAGGAGGTGGGCGAGATCCAGAGCGTGGAAGACCTGAAGCCCCTGATGGGCGCAGGCGGTGTCGCCGACGGATGGTCGAAGTCGCGTGCCAAGCACTTCGACAAGCCGCTCGTCATGACCAGTCGCGCCATGTTCGAAGGGCTTGATGAGCAGATCCATTACATCGCGTGGGCTGAGTTCGTCAACAGCGCTCGCAAGCTCCTGAAGAAGGAAGGTACGTTCGCGCAGGCCGTCCATCAGCACTACGGAGCCCGATACTTCAAGGCGCTCGAGGACTGGGTGAAGGACTGCCGCAACGGGAACCACGGTCAGACTTCGCCTTCAGACATGATCCCGAACGAACTGCGCCGCGGTGTCTCTCTTGCCGGTGTCGGCTTGAATTTCGGTACGGCAGCGCTCCAGCTCGTGGGCTTCACGCAGTCCGTTGCCTACCTCGGGCCTAAGTGGGCCGGAAGAGGCGTGAGTGAATTCATCCGCCTCGGCATTACTGGCGGCGCGTACAAGGCTGTGGCAGGGAAATCCACCATGATGCGCAACCGCATGCGCACCCAGTTCCGAGAACTCACCGAAGTGCAGGCGAAGCTCAATGGCGGGCAGGGGGAGCTGAAGGACAGAATGATGCGTCTTGCGTACATGCCGCTCTCCGTCATGCAGATGGCGGTCGACCTCCCCACTTGGCTTGGCGCGTATGAGAAGGCCTTGGCGGAGCGGAACGGCGAGGAGATGGCGGTCCTGATCGCGGACCGTGCGGTTAAGAACTCCCAGGGGTCAGGTAGCTTGGCGGACTTGTCGGCCATCGAACGTGGGGGCGCTTGGTCGAAGCTCTTCACGGTCTTCTACACGTTCTTCAACACGGCGCTCAACCTTGCCGCCGTGAGCTTCAAGACGGAGAAGGGGTTCAAGCGTGCGGGCACTCTCCTGATGGTGCTCGTCATGCAGCCTGTCATCGAAGGGTTCCTGCGAAGCGCCATCGGTAGCGCACTCGGGGAGGATGATGACGATTGGCTTGAGAAGGCCGTCAAGGCGTCCGGCTCGAGCGTGGTCTCCTTCAATCTCGGTCTTCTCGTGGGCGTTCGCGAACTGGCCTATCTCACCACTGACTATGGCTACCGCGGCCCGTCGGGTCTTCGCAAGATTACCGACTTCGGTCGAGCCTACAACGCGACGGTGCACGCCATCGAGAACGGCGAGGTCTCCGAGGCAGACGTGAAGGCGTGGGTGAGCTTCGGTGGAACCATGGCGCCGTATCCGGTCACGCCGATCAACCGCGCGATCTCCGGCGCCAACGCGCTCTACAACGACGAGACCGATAATCCGCTTGCGCTTCTCACCGGGCACTCCAAGTAGTGGGTGCATGAGAGAAAAGGCGTGTGACAAAGTACAGGCATTGCGAGGATTTTTGCCATGTCAGTACAAAACATCACACGCCGAGCAGGGCCGTACGTGGGCACCGGGCTCGTCTCCGCGTACACCTTCGCGTTCAAGGTCTTCCGATCAGAAGACGTGAAGGTGGTTCGGTCCGAGTCCGCTGATGCCAGCGCGCAGGATGAGGCACTTAAGTTCGGCACCGACTACACCGTCAAGCTCAACGCCAACCAGGACGAGAAGGCGGGCGGCACCGTCACGCTTGTCTCCCCGTTGGCGGAGGGTTTGCGTCTGTCCATCTTGTCGGCGATTACGCCCGATCAGCAGATGGTGCTCACCAACCACGACGGCTTCCTTCCGACGACGCTCAACGACTCCGCCGATAAAGCGATCGCGCTCATCCAGGAGTTGAAGGAGGAGGTCGGTCGTTCTTTGCGTGTGCCTGCTTCTGCGGACAAGACGCCCGAGGACCTGACCGAAGAGCTCCTCTCCGCCCAGGCCGACGCCCGTAAGTTCGCCGACGCGGCAGAGAAGTCTGCCGAAGAGGCGAAGAAGTCCGAGGAGCAGACGAAGGTCTACGCCGAAGCCGCAACCGCCATCGTGCCGTTCAAGGACGAGATCAAGACCGTGGCGGACAACATCGAGCCGGTCAAGACCGTTGGACAGAACATCGAGCCCGTCAAGTCGGTGGCGTCCATCAAGGACGAGACCGTAGTAGTGGCAGGTGCCGTTGCCGACATCGAGACCGCCGCGGCCCCCGAGAACCTCGAGGCCTATAAGACCGTCGCCTCCATCAAGGAACAGGTCGTCACCGATGCGGAGATCGCCAACGAGATCGTGACGGTCGCCGGCATGAAGGATCATGTCGTTACTGTATCGACGAATATCGATAACGTGAAGGACGTGTCCAACAACATGGACAAGATCGGCGCTGTCGCGGGTGATCTGCGGGGTGGCAAGTGTACGCCTGCAAAATTCTCTGCCGGTCGTCTGACGGATGAGCCTGCGCAGGACTGCACTGCCGAGGGCGGCAACATCAAGACTGTGGCGGACCACATCGTTGCGGTTGACAAGGTGGCGGGCGCTGTCGATGACGGCACGCTGGAGAAGGCCGCAAACTCTGCGGAGGCGAGCGCAGAGAATGCTCGTCGTGCGGAGGCCGCGCAGGCAGGAGCAGAGTCTGCCAACGCGTCCGCTCAGTCCGCGAAGACCAGTGCGGCGGGCTCTGCGACATCCGCGGGTTCGAGCGCCACGCTAGCAAAGAAGTGGGCTACGCAGATGGGCACGCCTGTCGAAGGCGACCTCTATAGCTCCAAGCACTACGCTGAGATCGCGTCTGGTGCGGCGGGATCGTCGTCTGAAACGCTTGAGGCGGTAAAGCTAGCGGGGCAGACTGCTCTTGCATCCATTACGCAGGAGGGCGGCACGCAGGTCGCCGCCGTCACGGCTGAAGGGCAGAAGCAGGTCAAGGCTGTGGAGACTGCTGGCTCTACGCAAGTCGGTGCCGTCAACGCAGCAGGTGCGGCTCAGGTCAAGGCGGTCGAGACGGCAGGCGCTACGCAGACCGCCAACGCGAAGGCGCAGGCTGATGCCGCAGCCAAGTCGGCTACCACCGCATTGAGCGCGCAGAAGGCGGCAGAGACTGCGAAGGCGGGAGCCGATACGGCCAAGAGCGGCGCGGAGTCAGCAAAGACTGCAGCCGTGACGGCGCAGGGCAAGGCCGAGACGGCGGCCAACACTGCGACGACCAAGGCGACTGAGGCTACGACGAAGGCAAGCGAGGCAGCGAAGTCGGCGCAGGCGGCAGCGGAGTCTGCAAAGACGGCGGCCTACGCCATGCGCTTGACGTCTGTCAACATGAGCGCGAGCGGCACAGCGGCGATCACTTCTCTCACACCCCAGACGAACATCAAGGTGGGCGACACGGTCATCGACCCCGACGGCGAGGTCTTCTCGATCACGGCAATCGCGGGTAGCACCTTCACCGTGGGCGCGAAGCTCGCCAGCATCAAGGGGGCGAAGGGCGATCAAGGTGATGTCGGCCCCAAGGGTGAGACGGGCGCGCCGCTTTCTATCAAGGGGAGCTTCCCGACGCTCGACGAGCTTCAGGAGCAACACCCCGCTGGTCAGCTCGGCGACGCCTACATGGTCGGCACGCACCTCTACTCGTGGAACGGTTCGGCATGGCAGGACGTCGGCGACATCAAGGGACCGAAGGGGGACCCTGGCACCCCAGGTACGCCTGGGGCTCCAGGCGCCGACGGCAAGGACGGTGCGGCTGGCGCATCGGCGAGCATCACGGGCGCTACCGCCACGGTTGACGCCAATGTCGGTACGCCTTCTGTACTGGTCACCTCTGGCGGCACGGCGCTTGCAAGAACGTTTGCTTTTGCGTTCAAGAACTTGAAGGGGCAAAAGGGAGACACGGGCGATCCAGGAGCCAACGGAGCTGATGGCGCCAACGCCACCATCACTGGTGCAACGGCTACGGTTGACGCCACAACGGGCACGCCTAAGGTGACTGTGACGGTGGGCGGGACCGCTCAGGCAAGGACATTCGCCTTCGCTTTCACGGGTCTAAAGGGCGCGACGGGGCCCGCAGGCACAACGACATGGGGCGGCATCACCGACAAGCCGTCCTACTTCAAAGCATCAGGCATTTCTATGGGGAGGTTGCCGTAATGGCTTACTCAGCATTTGGAATCAACTACGACACGGCGGCGAAGATCTCTGCCTATGGCGGCGACGCGGAAACGCCAGCCCAACCGATTTGGGCGGAAGACACACACCAGCTGTGGATTGTGCACGGGACGGCCGGCAAGTATCGCGTGGCGATGGCGTCTGAACTGTCGGCTTATCTGACGACGGCCAATGCCGCGGGCACGTACTTGGCCAAGGCGGATGCGGCGAAGACCTATCTGACGCAGGCCAACGCCTCGCAGGCGTACCTCACGCAAGCGGCGGCAGGGCAAACATACTTGTCGAAAGACGATGCCGCTTCCACATACCTCGGTATCAACGCGAAAGCGAAGACGGCTGGCACGGCGGACAACGCCGCACATGCCAACACGGCAGATTCAGCAACCTCGGCAACCGCGGCGCAGTCTGCAACGAATGCGTCATCTGTTCCTTGGACTGGTGTCAGTGGTAAACCACAACTTATTCCAGGAACGGGTGATGCTGGAACGATCAAGACATATGAGACTGTTGTAGCGGCAACCACAGTGTCAGATAGTTCTGCTCGCTCGATGAGCCTTGCCAGTGGCGGCACGCTCACGGTCAACAACGGATCCGCCAACAAGGCATGGATCACCGTCGTGGCGCTTGCGGGAACTGCCACGATCACTCTTGGCAGCTCTTGGTCGTGGAGCGGTTCTGCTCCTACGCTTGCCAAGGGGCTCGTGACGCTTGCATGGTACGGGACTTTTGGCGTTGCCACTTTCACAAAATTTGGGAGCTGATTGAATGATTAAGACATGGACGTACAACGGCGTTGCCTACCATTCTGAATGGCAGGTGCGTCAAGAAGTTTTCAAGAAGGATCACGTGTCCTTCGGAGAAGCACCAGACGAAGGCAAGGTTGAATTCTGGGCGCAGTATGGCGTTGTGTATGCCGAGACGCCTGAGCCCGAACCGACGCCTGAGGAAGCGGAAGCGAAGCGCCTAGAGGAGGCGAAGCGCGTTCGAGCTGCCAAGGTGGAGGCGATCACCGTAGAAGTGGACGGCATGGTGTTTGACGGCAATGAGCCTGCGCAGTCCCGCATGACCCGCGCCATTGCGGCCGCAGAGACTGCCGGCATGACTGAAACTGTGTGGGTGCTGGCAGACAACACGGTTGCGACTGTGACGAAGGCACAGCTCCAGCAGGCGCTGGCCAAAGCCATGCTCGCCATGTCCAAGGTGTGGACTGAGCCGTATGCGGAGGCTAAGGCATGAAACATCCGGACGGATTTCAGATCGCCGTCGCGTTCGACCAGTTGGTCAACACGCTTCTCGGCGGTTGGGCTGACGAGACGCTGAGTGCTCGCGCTTGGCGTCACAAGATGGACGGCTCGCGGCCGTGGCCTGCGTGGATCATTGGCCATCTTTTCTTTTGGCAGGACAACCATTGCCGCACGGCGTGGGAGAGTGAGCTTGAACGCGCTCACTTGCCCCCAAGCATGAGGGGAGAGAAGGTATGAGGATCGTCTACGACTATCCGCCTTATAAGCGGGCGCTGAGGTCCTTTTGGCCAACGTGGGACGGGAGGTGCGTCTGCGCCGTTGATGAGAAGGGCATCCTAGGCGGTTGCGGCTTCTCGACGGTCAAGGACGGAACTACGTATGCGGCCATCCTAGGGCTGAGGTCCAGATGGGCGAGCAGGGAGATCTATGCAGCCATCCTGCGTATGCCCTCCGCCATCGGGGCTACCGAGGCCGTCGCGGTCTGCGGCAAGAACATCAGGAGTAAAGCGGTGTGCAGGTACATGGGCGGCAAGGAGGTCGCCGACGGACTATTCAGATTCACCAGTGAAGACATGCTCAGGCGCGCCGAGGAGATCGAACGTGCTGAATAAAGAGCTACTGTGCCAGGAGAATGACTCAAGGCCAAAGTTTAAGTTGACAGTGGGGAACGCAAAGGGGACCAATGGCTCCAAGTTTTTTGGCTACTCCTCGACCTCGCCCTATGGTTCAGTGACCCCAAAGCGCTTTTACATCGCTGGTGAATTTCGAGAGTTAGGGGAGCTATATTCACAGCTTCAGGGGAGTGCGTATTCTGCGTATGTTACATTATCAGGCTCTTCTTTCAGTGGGTACATCAAATTCGAATATGCCGGAGGGGTAACCGTTTTTAGCATCCCTAGTAAGATGGGTAGTACGAGCGGCTATATCCCCGATAGTTCGGCTGGTCCGCTGTACAACTTTCTAAGCGCGAATAACAATAAAACTGTTGATATGACTCTCGAGTACTCCGAAACCCCGTTCCCGAAGGGGGGGGGTAAATAGACTCTTACGCAGAGTGTTTCTGTGCGCTCTGCGTTGTATTCTACCTCTTCGAAAAGGGAACGCAAAGGGCCTTGAGTTAAATACTCAGGGCTTTCTGCGTTCCCTTTTCTTTTAAGGAGGTAGTAATGCTGAAGAAGGAACTAATACTGCCGCAAAGTTCTTTACTTATACCGAGCAGACTAACGATAGGTTATAACTTTTCTAATAGTTGGCTTTGGTGGGATCACTATGGATTTATCGGCGCCATGCCAGAAGGATATCATCCCCCGTTTATGTATTCGGAGCGTATTGGGACTCTTGAGCCCGCCATAGGTTACGATTATCTTATTGTATCGTGGCACAATAAGAGCAATCCTGATTTGTATGAGGTGAATTCGAGCCGGCCTTTCTTATACAACGGAAAACTATACGACCCGAGTAGCACGACTGTAAAAGAAGCGGCTGCTCTTTGGAAAGAGTGGAAAAGCCTAAATGGCAAAACGGTCGATGTCTATTTGTTGCCTGCGTAGGTGAAGACCTTTTTAGGGAAGCGCCGCCAAACCGCCCTGCAGATCGAAAGATTTGCGGGGTTTTATTTTGGCATTTGTGCAGGGGTTTAGTAGCCGTAAAGCAAACAATGTCGTTGATGGCTCCTGAAACAATTTGTTTTCTGAGATCATACCCTTGACCTCCCTCCCCGCGCAAGCTACACTATGTATGAACAAACGTATGAGAGGTGTAAGACATCTTGCAAAAACTCTGATAATCAGGATGCTCTAGCCGTCTGGAAGGCGTAACTTCGTTAGCTTTATGCTAGGCTAAGAAGAGTCAAAA